GATAACAGGTGGAGCAATAGGAGCAAGTTTAGACGCCTGAACCTGATCTACAGTTTTTTGCTGAGGTAAATCCTGATGCACCTGGACAGATGAATTGCTGAAAAAACTCTTGATACCAAAAATTCCGAAAAGCAAACCCAAAACGACAATAGCAATTAACGACCATAATCCATATGACCGTAAAAAAGATGCACTTTTGTCAGCCACAGACTCATCACCAACAGTACCAGTAGCGGAATGGGTAGCTGATTGGTAATAACACTGAATAGCCTTGTCGAAGCGACCCGGGAATTGTCGGATTCTGTTAGAAACAGGTGGTTTATCACCTGTAACAACACCCGAATAAACATCAACCCGATAAAGCTTTTTGGATATTTTGACGACGCGAAATGTAGTTTCAATAAGAGTTCTTGCCCAGCTTGGAATCTGAGAAAGATCCTGAGTAACTATGACAATACGCATCGAGTTATTTCTCGCGTCAACCATGTGACGGTGCTCAGCTAATAAAGTTTTATCCCAAGGATTAGCTTGATTAGATTTCTGACCCTGAGGCCAACGACGCCATGCTTCGTCAATGATTAAAACACAACCATTAAGTACGTATTCAGATAAGTCAGGAAGTTCAAACCAATCAATAGGCAATTGCTGAATGGTTCCGCCAAAATCAGCCAGCAATTCGTCAGCATTCAATGGAATGTTGGTCACAACATGCCGGCCCTGCTTGAGCGATGGAATAACAACACGCTCGACGACTCCATAGGTCTTTCCGTGTCCTGGTTTACCAACAAGCATGAATAGCCATTAGCCGATCACCGGAATACGACGAATCATGAAACGAATAAGATACGCAACAAGTATGAAACCCAGGCCAAACTGAATTTGGAAAATATTCATAAAATACCAGACAGAATCTGGGATACCATCAAAAGCAGTTGCAGATGTTCGGATTTGATCAGCCAGCCCAAGAGAATCGAGCAGAAACATAAGAGCATCCCACATCCAACCGAACACCATGAAAATGACGTCGATTATCCAAGTTGCAATTTGCTCGAAAATTGATTTAAACCACGAAGCAAGTGAAGACAACATACATCACCTCAAGCAGTCAGGACGATACGAACGGCAAGAAAAGACCAAATAGCGATGAAAACTGCTTTCAAGACCGGAGCTATAAGCAAAAACAATTTGCAGTGGCTATCAAAAACAATTTCCTTTGCAAACAAAGTCACTGAACCAACAGGGCAAATAGCTGAAGCATGTGAGGATGCGCTATAAGCTGTTTTGGCAGCCGTGAAAGTGTTAGACGAAACCATTTTTTGCTTCATATCCATAACTTGCGATTTGACTTGATCACCACGACCAGCCACTGAAGCGGACAAGTCTAAATATCCAGGGTTAGTAAAAGTCTCCACACCGGGATTTTTACCATCGTCACTACCACCAGGATTAGTACCACCGTTACCACCAGGATTAGCACCTCCATTTCCACCTGGGTTAATACCTCCATTACCGTCGCCAGGATTGGTCCCTCCATCGGAACCTGGGTTAGTACCACCACCGGGATTGGGTCCACCATCACCAGCACCAGGATTTGTACCGCCGTCCGGATTAGGGTCACCACCACCTGGCGTCCCAGGGATAGCCGTACAAGTTCCACCACCATCTAACCGCTCAAAGCCTTCAGGGCAAGGAATTGGCGTACACATCTTGGAGCCATTAGCAAATTCATAACCCTCTGGGCACTTATCACCAAGCTCATCGCCGATCTCAGCAGGTTTAATGTTAGGGTCGGTAATGCAGGTTGACTCAACACCATTAATTGTTTTTAGAACATAGTTAAAATTGCAGAAACCTTCCGTTTGAGAGCCTATTGTTAAATAGCACTTTTCTGTAGCCTTAAAGTTGTAGTTGCAAGATGACGTACAAACAGTCTCGCCAGGTGATTGAGAAAGCACATAACGCTTTCCATCTGTCTGAGAAGGAATGACAGGACCTATAGAGCCCTTAAGAACAGTGGCTTCTTGGCAGGAGTGTTGAGCAGCAACAGACACATAGAAAGTCTCATAGTTGCCGGTGATGATTTTACCATCACGATCTTTACGCTTTAACGAGGCTGTATAAGTACAGCTAAATGCATAATAAGGCGTCGATAATTTTATACACTCCGGATTGGTCCTAAAAAAAGAAATAAAGTCGGATGACCATGCCTCACGTTGATATTGTTCTTGAGCAAGGCCAAGAGCTTTAGCAGCTGCAACAGGGCTTGAGTAAATATACCCATGATCTTTACACATATCTTTACCCAAATAAATATTCGGGTTGAGATCGTAATGGCAGCTATATTTTGCCTCGACTGCAAAAGCACTATTGAAGGAGAGATCAAATAAAGCAAAAAAGATAAATAAAAATAGTTTTCTCACGTCACCAACCCCAGAAAACAGCGAAAGCGCAACTTGAGCCAATGACAAACATTGAAAAATAATAGAGCTGATCCATTATGGATATAATCTCAATATTTAACCAAATGTATTAAAAAGGGCTCACGAAGAGCCCTTTGTTAAGCAACGCTCTTAACGCAAGAAAGCGAGAACGATTTTTGCGCCTTTGATGCCAGCATAAACAGCAGCAAGTAATGCCGCTACAGCCAGAACACCAACACTAATCGTGGAGAAATCGACGCTAGATGTCAGGCTTGAGTAATCCCAGGTCGTACCCGCTGCGAACGCATTAGCCGAAATTGCGGCAGTGAAGAAAACAGCAGCTGCACTTTTCTTTCCGATTTTTTTAAGCATAAAAGCCTCAACTTGATTTAATTAAGTTTAAAAACGCACGAATACCCATAGCAAAAACCATGAAGGTTGCTACCAAGGTAAATCCGGCGCCGAATGCTTGACCCAAGATAATTGGATCTAGCTGGGATGGATCAAAGGGAGGTTGAACTTGAACAACCTCCCAAGATCCCGAACACTGAGGATAACCACCCTCAGCTTTTAGCTCGCCAGTGCAGCGAACAAAACCAGACATCTCGATTTAACTCTTAACTGCACCAACTTGTGCAGAAGCGGTGCTAACACGACGGCCTTGACGAGGATCAACTTCAAAAATAAGACGGTCATCACGAACTTGCGCAATAACATCACACTCATACTTTCCAGGCTGAGGAACCTGCTGGGGAGTTTCTGCGTAGAAGGTACACTTCTGCGGGTACGGGATATTCGGCAAGTGAGCGTATGCTTCAAACATACAGTATGGCTTACCAGATTTAGCGGCAGTACCACTGCGGTGATTACCAGTTACTTCAACAACGATAACGTTTGACATGTAATGCCCTTATCTCAGAGTTGGAAAGCCAGGAACAGTGCCAGGCTTACGGTATGCCCAACTGGGCACAATGGCTTCAGGGTTGCGCCTGAAGGTTAGAAAATGACGTTTATTGCGTTGCCTAATAACAGCCTGATTAGAGAAGTCGGCCAATACAGTCCGCATAACGTTGTCTACAATGCTTTTAACCAATGCTTCATCTGTCACATAGTTGCGAATATCAGCCTCGACATTCCAACGAAGAACCTGAAATTGCTTCTTATCCATTAGAAACCCATCCATTCAGCAACACAGATTGTTCCGGTCTCTTGGCGCTCTACAGACCAAATAGACTCTACTTTGACGCCCTGCTCTTTGCGTTTTTCAAGCAGTTCGAGTGTTTCAGTAATCTGTTGAGCAATTACATTTGGCATTGAGGCTGCAACTTTTTTCTGATCAGCAAGACGACGACGCTGACCAGAACTAAGCTGAGTACCTTGAAAATCTACGGTTCTCACGCTGCGACCTGCTGCAGATGGTTCGCACGTTGATACCAAACGGGGACAGCCAAAGTACTTTTGGTGACTTCACGACACTGACGAACAAACACCGGAGCAAAACGGCTTGTGTCGCAAGCATTTCGAATATTAATACCAATTTTATTAAGTCGTGCAGCATGGGTTTGCACCTGCTTCTTAGCGAAATCAAACCGCTGGCCGGTCATCCACTGAATTGCATACATCGCTGTTGTATTCGCAGAACGAGTGGAGTCAACAATATTTTCAGCTAAGAGTTGTTCGCTAATGCTAACGATGTCCATTGCTGTCACCTTTAACTTTTCATCTATCTTAAGAAACTCACTGTGGAGTTCGGCCAAACGCCTTTCATCAAATAAACCCCAATAACAAAGGGCTTCACGCTGTAAGAATTCACTTTTTAGTTCTTGTTCCATGCGGACTACGCCTTCTTGAGCGCAGTAATCTCTAACCCGCTTAACATATTTGTATTCTTCTGAAGACTCACCAAAGACACGTTTTATCTTCGGCAGGCAGTTTTGCTCCATCTCGAAAGCCTTATCGTAAGCTTTGCGATATTGAAGGCGGCCGCCTTTACCATTGCCTTTAGGAGTCCAAGCAACAGTGCGGCCATTTGGATACAAAAAGCCGATGGAGTGCCCAATGCGCTGACTCGAAACACCGCGCAAATAAGCAATTACGTTGCCCTCCC